TTTCTCTCAGGTTGATGATTTGCGGCGTACTGTTACCGCATAACGACTATCGACATTCAGACCAGCGGGGTACTCGTCCGGATGTTGCTCTAAAAAATCTTTCATGTTGCCGTTGTGGATGCGCTTTTCAAGCAATCCAAAGGCTTCATGTTTAGAAATCATTTGGTAGACCGCTTCCCAATTAGATGGGTTGTAGCGTTTACGAACGGTACGAATAATCGTAGCGTTGTCTGTAGAAATGCTGGTTGCATTTGTGCTGTTCATGACGTCAAGCATCTGGTTCTCAATTTCAGTCATAGCCTCATTGAGTACTGCGTCATCAGCTTCGTAGACCATCTTAAGCTGCTCTCGTTCTGTCCGTAAAAGGATATACGAAGCGGACAGTTTATCCATGGATTGATCTTCCATATTTTCTCCTTAATGAACTTGTATTGTATGGGCTGTTCTAGACTTTGTCAAGTCTCTACTAGCTCTTTTTTGTATAAATCTACAACTTTTTCGTGGTTTGAAATGTTGCCTTGCAGCATTGCATACAAACGTTTCTCAACAGGACTACCCTCAATGTGCACGATGGTCATCGCGTTACGTTGTCCGGGTCGGTTAATACGAGCATTGGCCTGCAAGTACGTCTCGGTGGACGTAACAGGAGCATACCAAATGATAGTATCAGCGGCGGTTAGGGTAACCCCGTGGGCGGCAGCTTGTGGCTGAATTATTAACACTTTTATATTCTGCTTCTCTTGGAAGTCCTTGAATACAGCAGTGCGTTTATGTACAGGCACGTCACCATGTATCACATCGCATGTGATGCCATTCTTACCAAGGTAGTCTTTGAGCAGCTCAATGGTGTGACGAAATGGAACAAACACCAACACCTTATGGCTAGACTCGTCAATAACTTCTTGTACAACTCGTAGCCTATCGGATACATCAAACTCTATGGTTGCGCCACTGTCTGAGTACACTGCGCCACAAGAAATCTGTAGCAGCTTATTCATCTTAGCGGCAGCATTGACCGTACTAATCTCCTCGCCCGCCATTTCAAGGAGCATCTGGTTTTTCAGCTCCTTGTAGTACTTCTTCTGTGAAGGAGTAAGCGGGGCAAGTCGGTTAACGTACGTTACCTCTGGCAAGTCTAAACACTGCGCCCTCTCGTAACGAATAGCGGGCTGCAGCATTTCGAACACCTGCTTCTCTGCGTCTGGGCGTGGCTCCCAACGGAACATCCCAAACTTCTGCATGACTGCCTCGCGGAAGTCACCAAAGAAACGTGGCGCACGGGTAGGTACGCATAGCCTGCCAAGCCCGTAAGCATCGACAGGAGATTGCGCGGCGGGCGTGCCAGTAAGCATCCACATCCAAGTGTCGGGCTTGACAAACTTGTTCATCAACTTCCAACGCTTAGTCTGCACGTTCTTATAGGCGTTTGCCTCGTCAATCACAATTAGGTCAAACCCGCCATGGTTCAGCATGTGGTCTGCAATGGTGGCTATGCCGTCGTAGTTGATGATAATGAACTCAGCGGGACCACTGATGATCTTCGCCCGCTTTGTAGCATCACCGTAAGCCACGTCGACTGAACGGTGCACTGCGAACTTAAACAGATCAGCCTGCCATGCAGACTGCATGATTGACAGTGGGCACACAACAAGTATGCGCTTGATGAGGCCCAAAGTTAGCAGATAGTCAGCCGCCCAAATCACAGATGCCGTCTTGCCCGTGCCCTGCTCGTTGAAGCAGAAGGCGCGACGATGTAGTGACAAGAACGATGACGTATCTTTCTGGTGGTCAAATGGTTCGAAGCCCATAGGCCGAGGCCATTTATAGTCACGCTGTATTGGCGACGGCACACCTTTGATGCGCATGTGCGTTAGCTTCTCAGCGTTAGTCCAATCCCATGGCACTGCCACTTCGTACCGCTCTTCACCAAGATCATTCACAATAGAACTTGTGGGTATGGTCTCGGTGATACGAGCGGGGAAGCGGGTTCTGACCACTAGGGTGCGGTCTTGCAATACTTGCATATTATTTCATTGAGCCATCTGAGTTTCGTTTAAAGGATCGGTTCTTACTAGGTGCTTGAATCTTTACACCGTCTTTATTTGATCCACCTTTAGATAGTGCCTTGACGTGAGCAACATCTTTGCCTTCGCGTCGATCAGCTTTGCCGTTGTTGTCTTTATCAGCTCCGGTCTTGTCGATCTTGCGACGGGCACGTTGACGTTCCATGCGCTCGTCAAGTTCTCCTCTAGTCTGTTGTTGGTCATATTCTTTCTTGTATGGGCGGGGTTTGTTCACGTATGGCATTTGAGCCTCCTGTTTTTAAAAGGGCATCATAGTATTTTTTAGGAAATGGGTCCTTCTTATCTAGTAATTTTCTTAGCCACTCAGCGCCGCCAAGATGGTTAAAAATAATGAATTGTCTGTCAGACATTCGCATGTTTCTCCCCACTAGGGGTTCGGGTGGTTTTGGTCTTGGCATTTATTGCAACCCCTTCTGTTTCTCCAGCAACAATTTAAGCTCTTCCTCTTCTTCTTCCGTGATAGGAACGGCGTCAGCAAAAGCGCCGTTGGCAGCCATCTCTTTGATCTCGGCAACAAAGGCATCAAGCTCTTCTTGCGTACCATCAAATTCGTTCAAGCTGCCTTCAGCAAACACAACCTTAACTTCTACGTCTTTAGTCATGCGTCCCCCAGCTCACGAAAGATGTCGTCTGTAATGTTCCGCACACGCATTAGCACAGATATGGGGTCTGCGTTGTGACGGAACTCTTCAGTAATCTGCATCCGTATCTCGGCGAGCGCAACGTACATTTCTTGCCCTTTGAGGGCGTATAGTAATTTGCGCTCGTCGTCTGGATAGCTAAACTCCAGAACGGCTTTCATCGGCTAGGCGAGGCGTACTCGTTCTTCTCGATAGCTCGGGCCAAGTACCACTGGGCTTTACGCAAGTCCTCAAGTCCTTGGTTCGTGCCCTTCCTGCCCGCCCTGCTGATGTACTTCACCGCGTTGCCAAGGTGATAGCCCAAACGCTTAGCCTCGATGTAGTCGATCGTCTCGATGCCACCTTCGGTGTAGTGAGCGGGGTTGTTGACTGGATCGGCTGGCTTCTCAAACATACTAACGGGGGGCTCGTCATAAAACGTATCCTCGGCTATACCTTGTGCGCGAAGTCTTGCTTTTATCTCAGCGACCTTCTTAGGAGTCACCAACAAACGCGAGTCTTTGTACACAGAAACATTGCCCATAATGTCACGAATCACCTCTGGGTCTGATGTCATCATACGGCTCTTGGGCTTAGCCGCTTGTGCAGAAAGTTCAGCGATACGCTCGGGTGATAGCGCCGCTTTCTGAACCTCGCCTACGGCGTTCCAATACTTGTCTACTTCTGCTTGCGCTTTTTTATCCATGTACTCTTGTATGGATTTATTTGAAGTACTTATGGAGGTAACGATCTTGGGTTTCTTCACTACGGGATTGCGCAATTTGTGTTGCACGTTGTACACGCTCTGTATAGGAAAGCCTAATTGATCGGCTATGTACCTAGCAGTTGCGTTGGGGTTCGCTGCAATAAACGAACGAATTCTTGCAGCTTTGGTTTTCTTCCTTCTGTTAAGCATTTTTAGCTCCTTGATTATGGTCGCACAATGTGACTGGACACCAGCCACGACAGGTAAAGTTGGGCTTGGGGTTCCATACATCACTCTGTACGGATGCCTCAAGTTGACCAACATCTGACATCCAGTCGGTCCACAGATCGCTCTGCGAGTCGGCTAGATATTCAGTCTTCACAAAGTCATCGGCGAACAGGAACAACAAGCCCGCCTTGACTCTTTTAACTTCGGGAAAGTGCTTGAACAATGCAAGCGAAAGAATCTCAAGTTGTTTGAGATCAGCGTACTGGCTCTTCTTGCCAGTCTTGTAATCAACTGTCAGGGCTGTGTCACCCTGCAAGATAATGATGTCAGCGATACCACGCCACCACACCTTCTTATCAAAGAAGCCACAGGGTTTGAGGTCGACGGTCAAGCCCAGCTTGTTCTCGCATAACTTCCGCCCGGGCATATCTTTCAACGCCTTGATAGCTGGTTCAATAGATGCATACTTCTCAGGAATAGGGTGATGCTGTTCAACGTATAAGTGAGCTACCTTATGAATCTCGTTGCCAAAGATGATGGCTTCACCCATATCCTCCTTGACATCCTTGGCTACCTTGAGGTGGTAGTACTTCTTTGGGCACTGTTGGTACAACGCCAAGCTACTGTACGACCATGTGATCGGTTTAGTCATTAACAATCTCCGTAGTTTTGAGCCATGCCTGACTCGCAGTTGAGGGGTAGGTTCTTAGCCCATAAGGGTGGTGTACGCATACATTGTTCAATGTACGCCCGAGCTTCGTCTGCCTCGTCTTGCGGCACAACACAAGCTATCGCATCGTGGACGGTGAGCACGACTCGATAACGCTTTTCAATTTGAATCATCTGTTCTCCGATGATGCAACGAGCAACCGCCTGACAAATATTTTCTGCAACCTTACCGCCATAAATTTTGTTTGGTCCTTGGCGTGTTGCGTATGTGAAGTCGCCATTTGGATGACGCTCCAACTCAGGATAGTTTAGATACAGGCCATTCGGAAGAGCTATGCCCGTGAAGGGTGTTGTTGTTAACAGACCCGCGCGATCAACTTCAACAGGTTTCTGATTGATGATGTGCGTCATCACCATGTTAAGTTGATTCCACCAGTCAGAGATGCGGTGATT